ATTGGCTGAAGCATCTGGTGGATACACTGAAGATGACATTCATGTCATGAAAATGATGGTGACTGACATTGTTCACCCTTTGGTGGATTGGAATGGTACTATGATCATGTTGTATAGCATGAACACATCTGGACACAATCTCACTGTCCATTTGAACAGTTGTGCCAATTCGATTTATACGCGTATGGGTTTTTTCCATCATTATCCTTCAGCTCCTCCTTTTCGTGAATGTGTCGCAATGACGACATACGGAGATGATTTGAATGGTTCGGTACATCATTCTTTTCGGGATTTCAATTTTGAATCCTATCGTGATTTTCTTGCTGAGTTCGGCATGAAGATCACTTTGCCTGACAAAAGTGGTGAGTCTCAACGTTTTTTACCACGAGAACGTGCAGATTTTTTGAAACGCACTAGTGTTTACATTCCTGAAATTGACACTACTGTGGGTGCATTGGATGAAGATTCGATTTTTAAATCACTTCATGTCAATTTGAAATCAAAAGTTCAAACTCCACGTCAGGTATCAGCCTCATGCATAGAGACCGCGATGCATGAATGGTTCGCACATGGAAGAGATGTGTATAATAGACGGCAACAACAGATGGAAGAGGTCTGTAGAAGAGCACGTCTACCTATTCCAGCTGTTGGAGTTCCATTTGACGATCGTATCGAAAAGTGGAAACTCGAAAATTTAAAGACGTAGCAAAAATTCCTGTAAATTCAAGGTGTTTAGAGCAAACACGAAGTCTAGAAATGCTCACTTGGCCCTTTAGCGATTATTCGGATAAATCGTTAGTCTCGGATGAGACGTTTTGTATTATTACATCAAATTCATATATACATGTTGTACATATCGATGATATACTTCCCCAGGCCGATCGGGGACACAATGATTTGGCTCAAAAGACTATGCCTGCAGAGGGAGAATTTGAGATGCAGACAGTCAAGTTCAAGGACACACACCCTGGTTATGCCATGGATGTTGGCGTTGTTTCTGATCCTCTCACAGATCATTCTTTTCCCGATGATGTACCATTGGATAAATTCTTCGCAAGACCAATAAAAATTTTTGATGTTTTGTGGAATGTCAATGGGACAGTCAACACATCTTTTGATCCGTGGTCCATTTTCTTCAACAATCCTCGTGTTTTGAATCGTATTTCCAATTATCGTTTGATGAGGTGCAAGTTGCATCTTAAGATTATGGTAAATGGAACTCCATTTCATTATGGTAGGTTGATGTTTACATATCAACCATTGCCTAATGATGATGGTTATACTGTTGTGCGAGCGGGTATCACTGAAGATGCTGTTGCTGGATCTCAGCGACCTCATGTTCTGATTGATCCTACCAATTCACAGGGTGGGGATTTGATCTTGCCATTTTTCTGGTATGAAAACGCAATTGATCTCCCTGCTGCTGATTTTGACAAATTGGGTCGAGTTGATACAATTACACTCAATCCATTGAAGCATGCCTTGGACAAAACTTCTCCTGTGCATATACTTGTGTACGCATGGGCTGAGGATATGCACCTTTCAATTCCAACCCAGGTTGATGTTGGTGGGATTGTTCCTCAAGCTGAATATACGAAGGGTCCAGTTTCACGCGTTGCCACTTCTGTGGCTTCAGTTGCTCAACTTTTTGGTAAAGCACCTATCATTGGAACCTTTGCAAAGGCTACATCATTGGCAGCTTCTGCAGCAGGACAAATTGCATCTCTCTATGGTTATTCCAATCCTCCTCAATTGGAATCCATGAATGTACGACCGGTCGTTAAATCCAATTTTGCAACTTCGAGCGGGCTGGATGAGGTGACAAAGTTGACATTGGATCCAAAATCTGAAACAACCATTGATACTACTCTTGTCGATTTGACCGGAGAAGATGAGATGGTTATTTCTAGCATTGCAGCACGGGAGTCTTATTTGACTACCTTTGCGTGGGGTGTTACTGCAGGTTCTGAGAATCGTTTGTTTTCTATAGTTGTCGACCCTGCTGTTCGTGCAATTCGTAATACCGAAATGCATTTGCCAGCATGTGCTTTTTCAGTTATGCCCTTTGAATACTGGAGAGGTTCCATGAAGTATCGATTTCAAGTAGTTTGTAGCAAATACCATAAGGGTAGGTTGGCTATAACTTGGGATCCTGTTTCTGATGTTAGTGGAACAACTAATTTTGAGACTAATACCAATTATACTACTATTGTTGATATTTCTGACACAACTGATTTCACGATTGATGTTGGTTGGGGTCAAACGACCGCTTATAGGGAGCACGTTCCTGTTTTTCCCACAAATAGTGGGACACCTGTTGCTCAGGACGTTATGTTTTCTACCTCTGCACTCACATATTCGTCCACAACTTTGCCATATGGCAATGGTGTGTTGTCAGTATATGTCATTAA